GCCTGATTTAATTGATGATAGTGATAGTGAAATGCCTGATTTAATTGATGATAGTGATAGTGAAATGCCTGATTTAATTGATGATAGTGATAGTGAAATGCCTGATTTAATTGATGATAGTGATAGTGAAATGCCTGATTTAATTGATGATAGTGATAGTAATAATACTAATGCTAGTATAGATGTTAATATTAATGTTAATGATAGTTATAATGATAATTGTATAAATGAATATAATATTGATATTAATTTACCACCTTTAATTGGTGATAATGTAAATGATAATATAGATTATAGTGATGTACATCCATTATTTGATGTTGATATAGAGGAACAAAATATAAAAAATGAATTAAACCAACAATTAAAATTAGAAATAGAAGAACAAATAGAAAAAGAAATGGAACAACAATTAGAAAAAGAAATAGAAGAACAAATTAAAGAACAAGAACAATTAGAATCTGAAGTAACACAACTTGTAGAAGAACAAATTAAAGAACAAGAACAATTAGAATCTGAAGTAACACAACTTGTAGAAGAACAAAATATTATTTAATGAATGTTTTCTTAATAAAATATTAGTAAATTAATAAATAGATAATATTATATATTTTTTAATTTATACACCACCCCAGAAAGATGATAAAGTTGTTCGTGGGCCTCCTACACAGCCATCATATACTTGTTTGTTTCCACGTCGTCTCCACGATAATGGAGGAGTATATTTAGATTTAATAAAATAAGGACCACTACCATTATAATTACCATGATATTTACCAGCATTAGCCGCAGCATCACCCCAAGCAGAACGGAATGAATTACCATTTAGTGTAATTGTATCATATTTTAGTTTTGCTAATCTGGTACCATTATCTACAGCACCTTGACTAGCAAATTGAGCATTACTGCGTTTATAAATAGTTATAGTACAACCATTTTTTGTTCCATTTTGATAAGGCCATGAACAGTTATTTGTTCTAAAATTTTGACTGCCAGTAGGGCTATTACTTGGAGGAATCGGATTTCCATCTGAATCAACATAATCAATACCACTGATTGGTTCAACTGATAATTTTTGACTATATAATTTACAACGAGATTTTAAATAACCTTTAGAGTCAGTATAATAAGATTGACTTAAATTAGTATTAGCAGAATATTTAATCACATTATTTTCAGGTGTTCCGCATACTTTTTTAATATTATATACTCCTGTTTGAATTTGATAACTGCCACTAATATCAGGTTGTCCAACTTGAACATATCCTGGATTATATATTTTATAACCAACTTGACCTTGACCACTACTATTATCTCCCCCAGATCCGATATTAGGGGATGGTAATACAGCCGGTGGTTTAATAGTTTTACTAGTATTTTGAAGTAACTTATTATCAAATGTAATAAATATATTATTTCCACTTGAATCGCAACTACAACTTGAACGCCAAGAGTTATTTACACTATCATAATATACACCAGAATCAAAATTATATCCTCTAAATGAAGTACCTCCAGGTCTATTTACAACATCTATAGAGACATTGCCTTTACCAATTTTTCCATTCATTGCTAATTGTCTTCTCCAATGTTTCATTGGAAATGGACGACGAACACATGCATCACCGGTTGTACCTATAAATTCTTTTGCATGATTATAATTACTTTCAGGTGTATTTTGACTATTATTTCCAACATTAATACTTGGTCTTGACATACCACCGATTATACCTACTGAACTAGGTGTTGAAATAGGTGTTGTATTTAGTGGATTAGTTGGATGTCCTTTTTCAAATACTGAACCTTTATTATCAATAAGAGGTTGTCTAGTAGATATTAAATTATTTGAATAACTAAAATTACTTGGTTTAGACATTTTGATATATATATAGTAATTATAGAAAAATAAAAATAAATAAATATAATATTAACACAATATAAAATTTATTAATAATAATATTTGAAAATAAATATTTTAATTATATATATAAAATAATGTCTAATTTTTTTGAAGAAGTATTAGATGATGTTCATGGCGTTGAAGAAAAAATACTAGGGCCTGATTATCAATATTGGAAACAAATTAAATCTCCAAAACAAATGGGAATGAGTACAAAAGGTTCTTTATCTGCAATAGCAAATGATGTTGATGGGCTAATAAATTATGTTGAATTATTAGTTTCTGGGGGAGGAGATGCTTCTAAAACAAATGGTCCAATGGGTAATAAGTTTTTTTTAAAAACAGCAGCAACGTGTAAAGATAAAGCTTCTGGCCAAGTAGTAGATAGATATATATATATTAATAATGTTCCAGATGGAACGATTCCTTTTATAAGTGGAGCAATGGGAACAAATTTTTCAGATCTTGAAGGATTAATACCAGGAACTCTAGGAAATATTTCGGCATTAAACCCAATGCTAATATTTCAATCTTTTATGTCTGGAAGTCAACCAGAATGTCAAGAAATAACATTGGAAACAATTGATGTAAAAAATAATAAAGGAACTGAAAGTAGACATGTTACTACTGTTGACCTAAAAAATATGAATCCATGTGATTTTAAACCAACATTAGATAAGAATCCTATATCTGGTAAATCATGTCGTGAAGGATTTTCTAATAGAAAAATAGGAAAGATTCCGGATGATTTTTTGGTAAAATTGTTTTATGCGTCATTAGGTATATTTGGAGTTTATTTATTAATTTGTATAATGAAAAAAATAAAAGAGAGAAAATAAATAATAATAACACAAAAAATTATTGTTATTATTATTGTTATTATTATTGTTATTATTATTGTTATTATTATTGTTATTATTAACCACGTCTCGCAAGAGAACGAGAAACCTTACGAGAAGCACTACGAGAAGCACTACGAGAAGCATTGCGAGAAGCACTACGAGAAGCACTACGAGAAGCAGTGTGTTTTCTTCTACGATTAATATTGTGTTTACGAGATTTAGAAGTATGTTTCTTTTTATGCTTACGAGTTTTACGACCTCCTACCGCATTAATAGGAAGAGATTGTGTATTAGTATTAATCGGTTGTGTATTAGTATTAACAGGTTGTGGTTTACTAGATTTAAACATATTCATAAATCCATTAAAATGGTCTTTCATAGATTTTTCTTTAGGTTGAGTAGATGTATGATGAGTATTTATATCTTGTGATTGACTAGAATTCATATTATATAATATTAATAGAAAATATTATATAATTTAATTATAATTTAATTATAATTTAACGCGTTTATAAAGTTCTAAAGCAGCTAAACCACCGGCCACTTCAGCTAATATATATGGAACCAATTCATTTTTAGGGAATTTACCTGCTGCAACCATCATAACTGTAACAGCAGGATTATAAGAACCTCCAGAAATAGGTCCTCCTATTAATATAGCAATAGCTAATGCAGCTCCAATAGCAAGCCAATTTCCAGTAGCTAATATAACATAAAGAAAAAACATTGTTCCTAAAAATTCAACAAGATATTTGTTCATAATTATATATTAAAATGACAAAAAAATATTATTAAAATGACAAAAAATATTATTATCTAGAACCTCCTGATTTAAATGTATTAGCAATAGCTCCTTTTTTTTTAGGTGCTACAGACCCTCCTCCTCTAACACGCGATAAAGACCGATTAATAACCGTTTTATCATTTGATTTGCCTTGAAATGATATTTGATTATTATAAGATTTTGTAGATTTACCGATAGCATTATTCTTTTTCATTTGTATATGAGTAGATGAATCATAATGTCCTTGTAATAATGTTCCTCCACCTCCATCCTTAATATATATTTTACGAGCACGAGCAAACATAGAATCACTATTAGATGGATTAAATTTTTGAGGCATAGCTTTTGGAATTGCTTGATTAGAACTACCATCAATACCAGTAGGCATAATAGCATTATTACCACTTCCTTTAATTAATATTCCTTGAGTAGCAGGACCGTTAATTACTTTTGGTCCTATATTTTCACTTCCATAATAAGGTGGAATATATGGTAAATATGAACTATTACTATAAGTAAATTGCATTTTATATATATAATATAATATATAAAATATAAATTTAATGTCTTACTTTCCCTAGAGCGATTAATGTGTTACTTTTAATATCACCACCAAATGAGTAATCATTATAGTTTCTATTTTGAGCTTGTTGTTTCTTAAATCTTGTATAGTCAGAACCATCATATACCCATTTTACATTAGTATTAGCACTAGGAATATTATTAGGATTTGATAAAGTAGAAATATTAATACTACCTCCTAAACCTCTGGCTGAAGCATTTGATGATAATTTGACTCTTCCAGTATTAACTTGATTAGAACCACCAGATGTAAATGCGACTCTGGACATCAAATCACCCGCATTATTAGCAGCTCTAAATGGAGTAATGTTTGTTTTAACACCGTTATATGTTCTATTAACTGCTTTACCATTCCACGCAGCTCTTAATGTAAATCTCATATTTTCTCTATTAGCTCCTCCAACCATTCCAGAAGCATAATTTCCACCACCACCTATTAATCTTGGGGCTACACCAGGATATCCTGCTGCTATATAATTTTTATTGTCTGTATGATTTCCACAACCTGGCATTATATATATATATCGCTCATAAAAAAATTATATATAAATATGCTAAAACTATAATTTAATTTGTATTTTATTTATTATTTATGTCATAATTCGTGGAGCTATATTCATTGTTTGTAATTCTTGAAATAATAATTTACACGAATAAGGAATTTCTACATAATTAAAATCTACGCGATTATCACATGTATTACAAATATGAATTTTCATTTTATTATTGTAAGCAGCAATCATACCACATTTATTACACACATTAACCTGATATTTATCAGACGCATCATATAATCTACCTCTAGTAAATCTCGAAGCTCCATGTGATACCATACAATCTCGTTCCATTTCACCAAACCTTAATCCACCGTCACGACTTCTACCTTCAGCCGGTTGTCTAGTAAGATTAACCATTGGTCCGGTGGAACGGCTATGTTGTTTATCACTAACCATATGTTTTAATCTTTGATAATATACTGGTCCAATAAATATACTTGTTTCAATTTGTTCTCCTGTAAGAGCATTATACATAATTTCATTACCATTACTTTCATATCCAACTTTTGGCAATTGCTTACAAATACTATCTACACTCAAATCACCGAATGCAGTTCCATCACCAAATAATCCTAATTCTACTAAAACTTTACCAAGTAACGTTTCTTTTAATTGTCCGATTGTCATACGAGATGGAATTGCATGAGGATTAATAATAATGTCTGGTTTAACACCGGTTGATGTAAATGGCATATCACATTCTGGAATGATATTTCCAATAGTTCCTTTTTGTCCATGCCGAGAACTAAATTTATCTCCAATTACAGGTTGTCTAAGCGTTCTAATTTTAACTTTACATACAGTATAACCATCACCATTTCTTTCAATAAAATTTTTATCTACATATGATTCTTCAGTTGTTCTATAAGTTCTACTTAAATCTTCAAATTTAATAATTTTTGTATGATCATTTCTATTCTCTTTGATAGGAACTACTTTTGAAATAATAACATCATTGTTTTCTAATAAAGTATTTTCTGGAACAATACCTTTATTTGTAATTTTACCATAATTACCATATTTCATACCTTTTGTTTTTGTTGGGTCTGGTTTACATCTAATTTCTTCATCACCATTAATCTTTTTATCTTCATCTTTTTCCGTATGATAAATACATGCTTGAAATAAACCACGGTCAATAGAACCTTGGTTAAATAATAAACTATCTTCTTGATTATAACCACTATGGGTCATGATAGCAACAATTACAGGGGCTCCAGCAGGTATTTTATCAAGTTTTACCATACCCATTAATCTAGTATCAACTAATGGTCTACCAGGATATGTTAATACATATGCGGTTTTATCCATACGATTATTGAAATTTGTAACATATACACCCATTGCTTGTTTTCCCATAGCTGATTGATATGTATTTCTAGGACTTTGATTATGGTCTGGAAATGGAATACATGATGCTAAAATACCAAATATAGTACTAGGATGAATTTCACAATGAGTATATTTATATACATAAGACGATGTATTGTTATGTAATTGTTTTGGTTTCATAGATATCATACTAAAATTTTGTTCTTCGGGGTCAATATACTCAATAACAGAATTCGGAATATTACAATTAGTTAATAAGTCGTCCCATCCCAATTCATTTTTTTTAACTTTATTAACAATATCTTGTGTCATAATAATATTATTATCTTTTACTCTTAATACCGGACGTATTAATCTACCGGCATCATTACAAATTCTAATTTCTCTTTCTTTAGTATTAAATATAACTGATGTGTATATATTAATCATACCATTACGCTTATATTCTTTAAAAGTTATAAACAAGTTATTTGGGTCTTTACTTATTCCAACCCAAGCTCCGTTTACAAAAACTTTAACAAATTTATCCATTTCACAAGATGTTAATTCAGTTAATGGAATAATATGTTGTTTAATATAATCGTAAATAGGACGACTATTACAAGGAATGGTAATATGTGTCATATAACTTAAATTTTTAACAACACCTACACTTGCTCCTTCAGGTGTTTCAGCAGGACATAAAAATCCCCATGAACTATTATGTAATTTTCTTGGAGGAATTAGTTTACCACTTTTATCAATAGGAGTATTTACTCTTCTCAAATGACTTAAAGCTGAAACATAAGTCAATCTATTTAATACTTGTGCTACACCAACTTTATTACTATTTACATTTTTAATACCAAAATCTCCAGTAGATAATGCTCGTTTAAGACCATTTTCAATAGTAGTAGATTTCACAATTTTATATATATTTGTAGAATTGATTATACTTAAATAATCTTCGGTTGATTTCCATGAACCATTATTAATCTCTCTAACAATTTGTTTCTGCATGTCTTTCACTAATTTATTAAAATAATTACGATATAAATTATTTAATAATATTCCAGTTGAATCTATTCTTTTATTTATATAACAGTCTCTATCATCCGGTTGTATCCACTCAAAACTACATCTTAATAATTTATTTGTCATGTATCCTAAGAAATATTTTTTTTGAATCGCATCATGACAATGAGGAAATAAATCATTTTTTAAAATATCTAATGTAAATTCATATTTTTTTTTAATTCCAGATTCCTTGTCCATATTTATAGGTGTAAACATTACATATGACATAATATATTTTATAGCATCTTCTTGTGTCAGAATTGTATTTGCTTCTATAATACTTCCTTGTAATCCAAACTTCATTTTTTTATATTTAGAATTTTCAATATTCAAAATAATTTTTTCACAAATATCTTTATCAGAGATTACACCTAATGCTCTAAATACAATAAATAATGGAACTGGTTGTTTTACACGAGGAATTTGAATATGTAGTGTTGTACCAAATCCAGTATTTTTACTTGATATCATCAGACTAATTTGTTTTGGACTAATACATTTAAAATCAGGCACAGACTTGATTTCTGCCACCCAATTCCATTTAGTATTATTTTTACTTACATTAAAACAATATACACGATTTTCTGCTGCACGTTCTTGTCCAAGTACTGTTTTTTCACTACCATTTATAATAAAATATCCACCAGCATCAAATTTACATTCTCCACTAACATTTTCATTTATATGCGAATATTGTTTTAATACACATACATTGGAGTTTAACATAATCGGTAATTTACCAATATGAATTTTTGGTAATGATTTATAAAAAGTTTGACAATTATCTAGATTTTCTCCTGTACGAACTATATATTTAATATTTAAATCAATGGTCATCATAGATGAGTATGTGAAATTTCTCAATCTAGCTTCTTGTGGAAACATTAATTTTGAAGCACCATTATTTTCATGAATTTGTGGTCTATATAAATTAAAATTTTCAAATGTTATTAAAATTTCTAATCCATACTTCCCACTAGCTTTATCATAATCATTTTCACTACATATTTGAACAGGATTAAACATATCAATTGTTTTCTGTATCTGAATATTTACGAAATTATTAAATGATTCTAACTGATGTCTAACCAGTTGTGTTAAATATTGATCTTTAAAATATGATTCTATAATAGTCCATGGAGTTTCTAGATAATCTAGGAGGTTATTAGTAATAATATTTTCTATTTTATTCATAATTACTTTTGTATTTCTTTTTGTAGTTGTTGTTGGAATCATTTTATAAACTATAATAAACATCAATTTATTTTTAAATTGTTTAAAATATTAATTCAGATTTTAATTCAGATTTTAATTCAGATTTTAATTCAGATTTTAATTCAGAT